TCAAGGTTTTGAATTAAAAGAAGAAATATATAGTATGTGTTTAAGACACTTTGGAAGTGATCTAAAACACCTTGTTGACATATTTTTTAGAGATGAAGATTAATATATATTAAATGATTAAAAGATTTAAGGAATTTAATGATAGTAATGAAACTCTTAGGATATTCGATTTTGACGACACGCTTGTTGTATCACCAGATTTCAACGAGCTGGCTATTCAATTTTTAAAAGAAGACGTATCAATAAAAGACTTATTAGAATTATCGGTTAAAAGAGTGGGTGTTAGTCTTAATGACTTAAAATGGCAAGATGGTAGAATTTATGTTGAAGATCCTCAACAACAAATAAGAATTTATGGAAACTGGGTAAGAAAAGGTAATCGTGTTTATCTTACTTCTCCCGACTTATTTTACATATCCGATATAAGTCTACCAAAAGAATTAAAAGAACTCTCAGAACTTTACAAATCAGTTGAAAACAAGTGTATAGTAACAGCGAGAGAAGAATCTTTAAGAAGTAAAGTATCAAATAAATTACAAGAACTTGGATTAGAACTTCCTAAGTATGGACTACATATGGCACCAGTAGGTACTAAAAATGCTGGTCATTGGAAAGGTGAAATGATAGTTGAAATTCTAAAGGATACAGGATTCAAAAAAGCTGTATTCTATGATGATAATCAAAGATATATCAAGAAAGCAAGTAAAGTTGTAACAGAGTTAATGCCTAATGTAGATTGGACTACTATAAAAGTAGAAAAATAATTACAATTCAGCTTCTAACTGAGCTATCTCATCTTGTATTCTCTTATACTCTTCTTTTTTATCCATCATCACTTTTTTAGCTTTCTTTCTATCAGCATATACATCCTCAAGCATTCTAAGAGTAGGAGAAGATCTTTTTTCAAAAACTGCACCATTGACACAAAGAACATGTTTTTCTAAATCTATTGGTCTTCCATTATCACATAAGTCTTTGTTTTTAGAATCCTGTATACCTACAAACGTTTCAGGAGCAATATAGAATTGTCTTTGAGTAGTTGGATAAAGTGAAGCAAAGTCATAAGTAACACACCACTGATTCATTCCAACAATTGGATCCTTTACCCAACCTCCAGCAATTGTGGATTCTGCATCTCCTTTCTCATCTCTAAAAAGAACAATGTTATCCATCTCACGGAATCTATTTCTTAAAACACCTTCTGTAATAGCGAGTGAACCTAAAGCGTTATTCATCTGAGAAACAACATCAACAATTCTAATTTGAGCCAATGATGAAATCGCATAAATAATTGAGATGTAGTTACGAGCTTCGTGAATCTTTTGTACAAGTACACTATCGACCGCGTTATAATACATAAAAGTTTCAAAATCATCTTCATATAGTTTCTGTAAAGATCCGTTATATTTAATCTTTTCAACACCAACAAGTTTACTAGCAACAAAGTCTAATGATGATGACTCTTTTACTTTAATAGAAGTATCACAGATTTCATAAAGCTGCATGTAGTCAAAAATCATTCTATGAGCAGGTACCTCAAATTCAGTAGACCATATTTTATTCATCTTTTTAGTCAAGGAAGAAACAGCAGGGTCAATTTTATATTCTTTACCATTAGCCCATTTAGAAATCTTTCTTGAACGGTTTACTAAATACAACCAGTCATATTTAAGGAAGTTCCATCCAGTTAAAATAGGCATCTTAGGAATCATCTTATAAAAGAAAGCGTACAACATATCAAACTCATCATCATATTTGATGTATTTGAATTTATAATCAGAACCAAATTTCTCAAAATACTTGTTAGTATTATCTTTGATTCTTTCTTGCATATCTTCTGGCATTTCTTTCAAACCTAAAAGAATGATTTTATCGTCATAAACAATTGAGATAGAAAGAACTTGTGTTGAAGCACCTTCTTTAGTGACATTACCATTAACATCTTTAATATCAGCCGCTTCAGGGAAACCATCAACGATTTCTGTTTCAATATCTATAAAGAATATCTTAGGTAAGTTAAATTCAAATATCTCATTCTTTTCAGATTCTGGAAGTGAGTCTAAAAATTCATAAGTTGCGTATCTATCAGGATGTGATACATCAATTTGTTTAACTGACTTACCATCCCAAGACCTAAATTCTGGATGTTTTTGTGCGTCGTTATCTTCACACGCAACATATTTCATTGGATTTTCCCAATTGTAATATTTGAGTTTTATTTCACCACTTTTGTCAACGTAACTTACGACTAACTTTTTACTATTTGATAAATATTGAGTTTCTACAAGCATGAGCTTTATTATTTTTATTATTTTTACATGAGTTATATTAACTTTTATAGAAAAAGTTATTTTAAAATGAAAAAACCCACTTAAAGTGGGTTTTTATTTAGAAGTCACAATCAAAGTAATCTAAGAATATACCATTTCTATCATTAACAAAAAGTAATTCATCTCTTTTCATTAATTGATATTCATAGTGATTTCCTGTTTTGAATAAAGTTCTAATAAATGGAATATCATCGTTGTTATTTACCATTTTTTCATCTATCATCAAACAAAGAACCTTTTTATTGTCTTCCGCGGTGAAATTAGTTATAGTCTCTCCTTTATCTTTATCAAGACCCATCTTATCAAAACAGATAAATTTAGTTTTTAACTCTTCACCGGATCTTGTCCATTGAATAGTGATATCATCACCAATTTGTATATTATCATCTTCTTCAGACAAATAAAGTCTAATCCAAAAATAAACTTTTTGTTCTTCAATAACTTTTGATATTGAATCTTTGTTAACATCATCAGATAAATCAGTTGTATCGATAGTTTTTATAACATCAACTAATTGTTCTAAATAACTCATTGTGGTTAAGTTTTCCATTTTATATTTTTAATTTTGTCCTATATTTCTTAGGTATTCAAAGTAATCTCTTTGAGAAGTCAATCTTGAAAGAGATACATGAACCTTCTTTATATAGTCCTCAGTAGTAAGTCTTTTTTTCTTATACATAGATGTGTATAATTCAATTTCACTAATAGCTTCTTTAATTTCTTTCACATTAACGGATCCGGGTTTGTGTTCTTTTTTAGTTTCCATATATTATAATTTATTTTAATTTGATAAAGGGAATGATATAGTAGGTTCTGATTTATAATCAATAATCTTTATATCTTCATATTTTAACTCATCTATAGATTTATTACTCAAAACTAATTTAGGTAAATTATGAGTATTTCTTTGTAATTGTTCTTTAACACCATCAACTTGATTTAAGTAAATGTGACAATCACCACCAGTAAACTTCAACTGATGTGGAATCATATTCGCTTCTCTTGCTAGTAAATGTAAAAGAATACCATAAGAAGCAATATTAAATGGAATACCCAAAGGAACATCACAAGAACGTTGGTTCCATTTAAGACTTAATTTTCTAGTAGGAACATTTTTCTCATTTAGAAATTCTTCAGTGAAATCTTCACCATAACTATTATCTCTACCAACTGATTCACAATACCATTTAATTCTATCTTCTAATTTAACTAAACTTGTATAACATTGAAAGAAGTTATGGCAAGGTGGAAGAACCATTTGTTCTAACTCACCTACATTCCAAGCCGATACAATTAATCTTCTTGAATCGGGATTGTTTTTTAAATCATTAATTAGGTCTGATATTTGGTCACCAATCGGAACATCTTTATATCCAGATGGAATACCGTGATGCCATCCATTAGGAACCTTTTTATATCCACCCCATCGTCTCCATTGTTTACCATATACCGGACCTAATTCACCCCACTTTTCAGCAAATTCATCATCTGTTTTAATCATATGAATGAATTGTTCTTGGTTCCATATCATATCAGGATCACCTTCACTTTTATTCATAAAGTTTTTGAACGCATCACCATCCCAGATATGAACACTGTTATCAACAAGGTATTTAATATTTGTATCACCTCTTAAAAACCAAATAAGTTCGTGAATTACAGCTTTTGTAAAAACTTTTTTTGATGTAAGAAGAGGAAATCCTTCAGACATATCAAATGTCATTGAATAGTCAAAAATAGAAATAGTACCAGTACCAGTTCTATCTCCTTTAACTTCACCATTTTCTAAAATATAATTTAGAAAATTTAGATACTGTTTGTCAGCTTTATTTTTCATTTAATACTTTTGTTAATTTTTCATCTCTAATAAACTGAATATAGAATTCCTCTAAATTTTCAATATTTAAAGATTTATCATGATATTCTATTAAAAAACCTTCTTTAAGTTTAAGTTCATTGTAAATACTACAAATTTTATGAGTATCTTTTTTATCTAATCTTGTATTATCCAATACCGTACAAGCAATTATTTTCTTAACTTTGATATTTTTAATATCTTGTATAATAGATTCGGATAAATAATCAGTATCATCAACAAGTATAAAGTCATAATTATCTCTTTCTGTGATTTCCTTTACAACTTGTATAGTTCGTTTGTTATTATAGTCAGATTCACTAAGAACTTTAATTAAATCTATATCACTATTTTTACTACTGAGATTTGCTTCTCCCAATGTATCAATAAAACAAACTTTATAATTTAACTTTTTTAAGACACGAGATAATTCTCGTAAGAATATAGACTTTCCGGAAGCTCTATCACCATTTATAACATTAAAATCTTCATTGAACATATAAGTTATATTCAATAAGGACAATATTGTTTCCACTTTTCATCAAACCAAAATGTTCTTCCTGTTTTATCTTTACAAGATATACCCTTTTGATAGAAAACCCACTTCTTAAACTCTTCATAGTCAGTATCAAATGGATTCTTCCAATCTTGTAACTGACCACCATTTAAGTTATAAGCAGTGATAGGAATATCACGACACATTGATAAAATTTTTGGATTATCTTTGATTACTTTTCTAGCTTCATCAAAAGGATTAATATCTAAATAGTATAAAATGGTACTTCTTAAATAATTTCCAATTCCATTAAAATACTTTTGGTCTAATAAAGCTTCACAAATAGGTTTATCAAATACTTTCTTATCTAAATTATCGGCAACATTATCATAGAAATCACTGAACTCTTTTGTTGGATCCGGACCTCTTTTAACACCAGTAAAACCACCGATTCTATATTTAGGACCCATATAAGTTCCATAAAGAAGTAGTGAATAACCATCGGTGGTATCTAATCTCATTCTGGTAAATTTTCTATCAGACCAAGTTTCAGTTGGTGTAAATAACCAATTACCGGACATACCCATAAAAACAGATATTTTGTGTATTTCGGAACCATTATAGAATCTAATGATTAACTCTTTACCAAAAGATTCAGCATCAACTTTGAATTCACCAAGTAGTTGAAATTGTTCAGGATTGTTTCCTTTCAGAACATGAAATGATTTATTAAATACTTTATCTTTTACATTCTGATTAATATAATCAGCCATGATTTTTAGTTCTGGTCCTTCCGGCATAGTACATTATTTTTAATATGGGTAATATAATATTTAATATATAATAAAAATGATAAAAGTTTATGAGTAAAAGTATATTAAAAGAACATGTTATGAAAATAGAAAAATGTAATAATAAAGAGGAACTATACTTATTATTATCTGAGGTTAGGAATATATTAACAAATAATAGATCATTTTCATTTTTCATATCAAAAAATAAAATAGTAACTGATAAGGTAAGAGAAATATATTTTTATAATAACTCAATAAAAGAATCTGTTTACAGACTCATAAAAAATATAGAAAAAGATATTCTGTGTGAATGTGGAAATAATTGTAGTTTCTTAGACAATAATCGAGGATATAGTGTTTTTTGTAGTGATGATAAATGTGAATACCTAAATGAAAAAAGGAAAAAATCAACCAGAGAAACATTCCAAAAAAATTATGGCGGACATCCAATGAAGACAGAAGCCACTAAAAGTAAATTAAAAAAATCTGTCTTAGAAAAATACGGACATGATAATATAATGAAATATTATTCTGAGAATAATATGGTTGTATCTCCGTTCAGATTAAAATCCGTTAAAGATAAAATTAAAGAGACATTCGAGATAAAATATGGCGGACATCCTATGCAATCAGATGAGTCATTTGAGAAAAATTTAAAATCAAGAGTGAAATTTAAAGATTACTTATTACCATCTGGTAAAAATATAAAGTTACAAGGGTATGAAACATTTGGTATTAAATACTTATTAGATAGATATACTGAGAATGATATAATACAAGGTGTTAAGGAAATAAATAAAGAATTGGGAATTATAAAATATAATCACAAAGGTAAATTAAGAAAATATTATGCAGATTTTTATATAAAAAGTGAAAATAAGATATATGAGATAAAATCAATATGGACCTATAAAGCAAATATTGAGAAGAATCTACTAAAGAAAAAAGCTTGTGAATCTATTGGACTAAAATTTGAATTTCTAATATTTGATTATAAAGGAAAATTAATCCAGGTATAATTTTAGTTTTAAGTCTCTTAAAATTATTCTATAAAAATCATGTGATTTTGTTGTTGAAAAGAAATCTTTTGGAGTATCTCTTAGTAATTCTCTAAAAGAGTTTTGTTCATAGATTTTCCACACACCATTAAGAGTTAAAGTAAGTAGAACCATATCAGCAACATCAGAGTGTTTAGTAAACTCATATCTAATCAACGTATCATTCATTTTCTTAAATGCTGGAATTTCCATAAATGAATTGTAACTTTTATTCAATCTAATATCAGTATCATCTATAAGAAAATCATAAACACTTTGAGTACACTCTAATAATTCTATATCAGTCATTTAATAATTCTTTTAATTTACTATCTCTTAATTCCAAGTTAAATATTTGATTAAATTGATTATCTAAATAGTTTTTATTCCAATCTCTATCATATGATAATTGAAATTTACTAGCAACATACATGCCATCTATATCGCTATGAACATATAATCTATATTCGGTATTTTCTCTTATACCAGCTTCTTCACCATGTGTGAAAGTAACTAAAGTATAATGGTTATCACCTAAATAATTAGGATGGTATGTATATTCTCTACTCCAACCTGCGCCCGACCAAGTTTCAGGTTTTGATTGTTTAAATCCAATTTCTAAAAACCTCTTTAGGAATATTACTCTTCTACTCATTACAATTTTTTTTAACCCATTTAACTAAAATATCACCGTGGCAAGATTTCCCACCACCTCCTAAATTTTTACACCAACAACCAAGAACTTTATCTTTTAGTTCGTGTAAATCATTCATTAATTCTTTATTTGAAAGTAAATACTCTTCATAAGCATCTACAATTGTTTTTCTTGTTGTACCTTCTGGAAAAGACTCACGCAGTTCTTTTGGATAAGCCCACTTATTGAACTTACCATTTGGAAGACGACCAATATAAATATCAAAAGGTTCTTTCTTAAAGTGAACTACTCTGACTTTATGATCGTATTTAGGCTTACCCTTAAAACTATCAAAGAAATCATCCATTCTGTAAGATATTTTTAATCTCTAGATATTCATCATTAGTAAGACCCAACCAACTTCTACACTTAACAACATTATTCACATAAGGTTCTATATCAGCTGTTCTATCATCAATAACAACATAATTATCACATTGATTGTTATCTAACCAAGTTTTTATTTCTTGTCCTCTATCAATCATATCTAAATCAGGAGTATAGTCATATATCTCAACTTCTATTCCTTGTTTATTAAAGATTTCTTGTAGTTCTTCTTTATTATGATTTATTCTCCAAGTAGAAGTGATAACAGGCTTTAGATTAAATTCTTTACAAACTTGATTGTAAATTTTAATAGCAGTTTTATCCCACTTCTTTCTCCAATGTGGATTAAGAACGCCATCAATGTCTGTAAAAATATAATTATTTTTCATTTCTTTCTTTTTTAATATCTTCCAAGACTTGAATAACTAAATTTAATTCTTCAACATCTTTATCACACATTTCGTGGTATTTCTTTTTACCCCATAATGACCAGAAAAAGAAGTGAACAACAAGATATATTGTATAGATAGTAAGTGTTGGTCTAATAAGTAAAGGAAAAATAGCAAAAGGAATTAAAGAGATTATCCAAAAGAATAACTCAGAATAAAGACCTCTTATAAATTTAAGAGCTTTAGTATATCTACGAAGACTTTTATCAGAGTAGTTTTTAGTTTTTTCTGATTCTTCTTCTTTTATATCGTGATAGTTTTTCATTTCAATATATTTTTTAATTTATAATTTCTTAATTCGGTTTTCAATTCATCTAGTTTTGAAAAATAATAATCTACTTGTTCATTTCCATTGATATGATTAAGTGGAAATGTTATATATTCAGCACTATCTGATTGTTCATAAATTTTAACTTTATAATTCTCATTAATAGGTTTCAAAAGAATTATTGGCCAAATTTCAAAAAATCCAGAGTCATGACTAAGATAAATACAAGACTCAACCGGTATAGGTTTTATCTCAACTTCAATTGAAACTCTACCTTCCGAGTCTCTTTTACGAAACCAAAGTTCTTTTTTTGGTCTTTCATCTAAGTATTTAATTGGAGAAACTTTATCTCGTAAGAAGAAAAATAGATTTTTACTTATTTTATTATGAATAAATAAATAAAAATTTCTTTTAAAATATTGAAAGTTGCTCCTTGGTATTGAACAAGGAACAACTTCAAATCCATAGACTTTTTCTATGTGTTCTATTACAGGTTGAATCTTATACATTGTTCTGTAATATATTTAGAGTGTTCTAATTGTAAGTGTGTAGCCAAACCAATAGTTAAGTGTAAACCAAAGTAAGGATCTGGTGTTAAACCCATAGCAGTTCTGATGTTTGTAGCATCATCACAATACACTTTCAACCACCAGTGACCTTTATCATTAGATCTGATTAAAGTTGGATCGTATTGTAAAGTGATTTCTTTTCCATGAAACATTTGTCTAGCTTGTGCGTAGATTTCATCATCACACTTATCGTTAATGATAGTAACGTGTGTTCCTCTCAAAGGTTTGTTTAAGAATAAGTTGAATCTTTTTTGTAAGAACCAAGAGTAGTAAGCAAAAGTATCATCATCAAATTTAACCATAGCAGTTTTCTTCCAACTAGACTGAGCGTTGTGCTTCTTAGTCACGTTAACTGGGTCAAATTCTATGATTCCTTTTATCTCGAACATGTCACAAAGATAATAATAAAATTTTATATATACAAAAAATAAGAGTTTTTATGGTTCTAATAACACTAATTATAATGAATTTAATCTGGATAGGATATTCTTTAACAGAAGGTATCAGGGAAGGTTTCTACTGGCACTACGAAAATATAAGTAGGAAAGTTTGTGACTTCGATATAAATCCAGTATTTAACTTACAAAGAGCATTAGTTTTATTAATATCGGGTGGATTTATGGTACAAATATTAGGATGGTATTCATTATTCTCATTACTATCAATGATTTTAATGTTTTCATTTTTTCATAATGGAACTTATTACTATACAAGAAACAAATTAAGTGGAAAAACATACGAAAAAGGTTGGAAAGATGAATCAAGAACATTTCCACCATTTACACCACTAATGACTTACAACAAAAGAACAATTGCAATGAGTATTGGAATACTAGCACAAGTTTTTATATACTTATTTTTACTAAACTAATATGAACTCAAAGAAAGAAAACATAGCAATACTTAGAGAAAAGTATCTAATCGAAGAATGTAAGAAAAGAGGTTGGAATATTAACCTTTTATCAACAGGACAATTATTATTTATTGTATCTACACCAGAATATAAAGCGATAAAATAAAGTATCCTTAAAAGGATACTTCTTTATATCTTTCAACATCCATTAACTCGGTAGCTGGAATACTTTTCAATTCAACTAAATACTCCATAATATCATATCTCATTCCGATATGTTCTACTACATTGTTTTTATTTTTAGCATATAATGATTCACCATTCCAAATAACACTTTTAAGATTTGGATAAATATCACTAGTCACTAACCAATTAGAAATAATAGAAGACTCTTGTTCGATTTGTTTCTTAGATATCAACATTTTCTTTGTTTCACCATTGTGTTTAACCCAAGTAAAGTTAGAAGATGAAAAATCATCATCATCAAAGAAATCATCATCATCATCGTCAGAACCTGGAAAATCAAAATCACCATCTTCATCATAATAATCATCAAATTTCAATGGATCTCTAGCGATAGAAATTGATTCCCAATCAATTGTTGAAGCTGCTTTACATAACTTCTTTAAGAATACTATATCTTGACTTTCAACTGTACTGTGTTCGTTATAGTAACCAACAGATATATTTGTACACTCTGGAATTAAACTAATAAACTTAGCAGAGTCAGTATAAATACCAGTATCATCTGGTCTAAAGTTAAAAGATGTTTCAACTAAATTGAATTTAGAAGCCAAGTCTTTGGCAAAAACATCAGAACAACATCTACCATATAATTGATGAGTAATAATTGATGTAGTACCTCTTCTATCAAATGATACACATTTTGTGATATGCTCACAGAATTCGGTATCTATCCAAGTTCTAGCCAATCTACCAGATCCGACACATCCAACTTCTTCACCAATAAAAAAGTAATAAAGTCCTGGTATTTGTTTTTCAATCATGTAAAGTATAACAGTCATACCTGCTTTATCATCAGCTCCTAATATACTTGTACCATCTGTTTTTATAAGATTATTATGAAAAACATGTTTAACATCTTGTTGTTTACTACAAGCCGTGTCAAGGTGACAGGTAAACATTGTTGATGGTTTATCACCTATCATAAGGTAATAGTTACCGTGTATATCTTCTTTATATCCATTAGGTAGGAATGATTTTAACTGCGTTTCAGTTCCGTGTGGATAAGTTTTTTTTGTTAATTTGACGAATTTTCTCGTTACTCTCATTTAAATATAGAATTAGGATACAAAGATATAAATTAATTTATTCTTTTCCAAATAAATGATCAATTTTTTTATCTCTTATATAAGAAGTTTTAAGCGAATCTAAAGTAGTAGTTGATTTATTTATATTATCAGTAATCCAAGTATCGCTTTTATGGTGGTCTTTATATTCTGTTCTTATTTGAAAATCATTTACATCATCACTTGTTTTGTAGTAATATTCTTTAGTTACGATTATATGGTCTAGATTTAATTTATCTATTTCTTTTTTATAATTATTAACGTGTTGATGTGATAAATGCCAAAAGTCAAATACCAATAAATCAACTCTAAATAAATTTGATTTATTATTTAGTATTTCACAAAACTCCTCAAAGTTTTCATATGTGAATTGATTAGATAAAGAATACTTTAAACCTGTGGATTGACCTTGTTTTGATTGAGTATTAGCTCTCGGTGGAGTAATCAATAAATAATTTCTACCATCAACTTCTAAAAATTTTACAATTTCATAGACACCGGAAGCAACATGAGTCATATCACCAGTGAAATAGTTACACCTTTTTATCTCTATCATGTATATTCTTTTTTCTTACGTCTACCAAATAATTAAACTTATAAAGAAATCTTCTTCCTATCAAACAAGGAAACTTCATACTTTTTCTATCAGTCAAAGATACAAAAACTTTATAAGACTTATCACCTAATTTTAATTGAGTTCTAACTGAATATCTTTTTTGTATTCTACCAAACGAACTTTTAACGGTAACAACTTTATATTTATCATAAGTAAACTTATTAGATTCATCATTGATCCAAAAGTTAAGTTTATCATCAATGACCTTTATACCATCAACGTGTAAAGCAATACCATAAGCACCAGTATCAACTTTGGCTTCTATTATATCAATATCGAGTTCAGGAAACGATATCTTTTCAAATCTACCTACTTTTTTATCCATATTTAGGTTATTATAAAGTTTATAGAAAACAATAATAAAAATGTTTAAACAAATAAATCAAATTCTACTATAACTAAAAAATAATATTCATTAATGAATCATTCATTCACTTATATCATCGGATATAGACACACCCCAGATAGATTAAATAATCTTAAAAGAGTATTAGATTGGATTAACTGTTTCGGAGGAGTAGAAGTAATCGTAATCGAACAAGACGAACACTCTAAAATATCACATCTTAATTTAAAATGTCGTCATATTTTCCTAAAATCAAAAGAATTATACAATAAATCGTGGTCATTTAATGTCGCTACAAAATACGCAAAGTCAAATGTTATTGTATTCGGAGACTCTGATTTAATAATGGATCCTAATAGATTTATCGATGGTCTTAGACTACTAGATCAATATGAAATGGTTAATCCTTATTCATCCGTACTTGACTTAGATGCAAATGAATCAAATCTACAGTTTGAACAAATGATTTTAATAGAAAGACCAGGAAGAGGTGAAAACGATCATCAAAAAGTTCCTTTATGTGGTGGTATTTGTATGTTCAAAAAAGAAACTATTAATAAAATTGGAGGATGGAGTGAAGATTTTATTGGATGGGGAGGAGAAGATGATTTTCAATCAGTTAAAGTTAAAAACTTCCTAACATATACAGAACTACCAAACAAGTGTTATCATTTATTTCACAATAGAACTCAACCAGATATGCCAGCATATCAAAGAAACCTACAATTATTACAAACTTTATCTAATCTATCAAAAGAAGACTTAGTTAAGTATATTAATAAAGGAATAGGAAAAAATGGAATGAAAAACTTACATGATAATTACACGAGATGATTTAGAAAAAGTATGTAACTATACAGAGAATTCGAAACCATCTCTTCCAAAAGGAATTATTGCTTATTTAGATATGGTTGAAGAACCTAATGATGAATACAAGAGAGAACTTAAAAGAAAAAATCGAGAACTAGCAATTGACGCAGTTCTCGATAATAAAGTAGATGAATTCAAAAACAGAGAATCTTTTTTAGACCCTTTAGAAAATGAAGGATTCATGTCTACAATCTCAGCTAAAGTTATGTCTGTTAATGCAACAGCTAGTAAATTCATAGATAACAATCAATTATTTAGTGAGATAATATTAAAGTTAGAATCACTAACTTTAAAGCCTATGAATATACCTCAATCTCTTAACTTAATTATACAAAATGATACTTCTTTGACTGATTCAGAGAATGAAATGGCGAATTCTAGAAAATTAATGTCTAAGATAACGATGTTATCTAATTTAATTGCTAAAACATCTAGAAGAGGTCCAGCGAACTCTATGATAGTAGGGTTAGAAGCTTATAAGTACATATTATTATCAAATTCAAATTCTATAACACTAACTAATGATAATAAAATTGTTACTGGAAATATGATGGGTATTAACATCATACCATCACCATATATTAAACCTAATAAGATAATTATGATGAAAACAGATAAACAATCAGGAGGTGGTCTTAATGTCGTTAGAAATGTTAACGATTCTACTTATTTTATGGTGGAAACTCCAAATTCTTGGGATAAGTCAATACATTGGTTTGAGATTATTTAGAGACAACTCTAATTTTATCATATTTAATCATTAGTTTATAAATCTTATCATATTCATTGATAGGATCTTCAACTTTCTTTTCATACCATTTATTATTGTTGAAATATTCAACTAACATACCAACTCTGAAATCTTCTTTCTTAGTTGGTTTCCAGTATCTAACTTGTTCAACAAATGAGAATGAAACTCCATTGTATAAATAAGAGATATTTTCAGCATCGGTATTATAGATAACAATACCCATTGGTTTTTCAGAACCATCACTAAATGTTTTCTTTACATTACTATCACCTAAATATTTAATGATTCCACATTCTTGGTGAAAATGATTTAGTAGAAATAGTAAGTCTTTTCTTAATTCATCATTATCATTATCATCATTGTAAGCGATAACAGAATCTTCATATTGACCATGATAATATCCTTTAATAGGAATAATTTTATACTCTTTAGCATAAAGAATAGAAACCATGTCTTCTAACTTATCAGAAGATAGTAGGATAAATGATATTTTTGGGTTAGTTAAATCGATCACAAGGTATATATTAAATATTAAAGGGCTTTAATATTCCTCTTTAATATGAAATATATGTAGTAGATCTTTCTTACTAAGCTTCTTAACTTTAGAAAAATATAAGACAGCATCCTCTATGTACTGACAAGTAAATCTGTTAACAATCTCGTTACCAGATTTAGAAATTAAATGGTATGTTTTCATAAATTATATATAAATTATTAAATTAAATTAAATTCCAATTTCATCTCAGAATTAAAAAAGTCAGTTACTATATCTTTATATTTTCTTGGATAAATAATACTATCATGTACTGTTAGCATTTTAATATCTGGATGTAATATCATAATCTTTTTAATTATTTTATTATAAACTAAATTTGATTCAGCTTTTTGTAAATCATAAGAAAGTACTCTATAATCACCATATTCTTTTTTATAAAGTTTTATAAAAGTGTGTATAGATGGAAAAGCCGTAGCAAAATATTTATCAGCTTTACTATTAGAAGCGTTTCTACCAAATAAAACTTTATATGTGATTTCTTTTACTTTATTTCTATCTTTCTCACCAATAACTTGCATCATATATTCATAATAAGTTCCATTGATAGTAAGTTGTTTGAAAAATTCAAATTCTTCTTTTTTAACCCAACTGGTACCAGAATCACTTATTAATTTACATAAGAAAAGTGGCTGACTATTTTTAATATCAATCTCTAATGTTTCTTCACCATCTATCAATAAACAATTTTTTCTAATGAAAGACTTTAGGATTGTAAAATTCGTGTGCATTCTACCATAACTATCAAAGTGATAAAATATGTGTTTGTCGTTTATAGCTTCAACTGAATAACTATTACGATTATAGATATCAATATCCTGTTTAATAGAATCTAAATAAAATATAGAACGATCATACTGAATCTCAACATCAAATAAATCAGATATTAACTTTTCTCTAATTCCTAATTCAATTAAACTATTTGTAGAATCGGAGAAATCTTCAATTGTGTCAAATATTTTCTTTTTGTATTTCTTTATTAAAATCTTATCTGAGTTTCTATGTCTTTTTATTTTAGATTTAAATATACTTTCATTTAATTCATATGCTCTTGAAGTAAATCCTTTCTTATAGTTTGTAACCATACGAAGAACATTATTAGCAACTAAATATTTGATGTAATAGTTATATAGATAACCATATTTTTCTTTTAAAACAACAGAGTTAAGAACATATCTATTTTCTTTTTTGAAATAGTATTTTAAAATTAAATTATGAACAATATCTATAAGATAAGATGTCTTTAACTTTTGATTTTCAAAGTTAATGGTTTTATCTTTTTGAATACCATCAAGACAAATTGGTAAAAATTGCAATGATTGTATTTTTTTACCTAATTTAGTAGATATTCGTTTTTTATACTCTTGTTCGTCAGTGGTGGAATTTGTCAATCTCATATTATTTATATTTAAAAAACAAGTTATGGTTTGACTTTATTAAATATATTTTTAATCTTTACCTTTCTTATCTCACTTCTTAATGATTTCTCCAATATACTAGGATCTAATCCATGAAAACTATTTAAATCAGATGCCATTTCGACAGTCCAAGTAGACCTAAGTGGTCTAACTTCAGCTTTAACTTCAACAGAAGTCATGTTAAGATTAATTGAACTCATTACTTAATAGGAGTTTCAGGTTCTTTACCACTTGTAGGTTCAATTGGAAATTTACCACCTTTGCCTTTTTTCTTCTTGTCATTATCAACACCTTTCTCAAATTCAGAGTAAACATCAGGATAAACTTGACCTTCACCATCTTGGTCGTATTGAATATCAAAGAAGTCACCAAAGTCTAAAAGACCAGCTCTACCAAGTTCAATCTCATGTAGTTTATTTAAGTATTTAGAAATATAAGTATCTATATCATCAACAAACTTATTAAATAACTTAACTGTATTTTCTGTAAAGATACCAATTGGCTTCTTTCTTCTTTTATTAAATGACCCTAAAACAACTTTAAATATATACTCTAATTTTTCATCTTCTTGTATATAATCTTTAGTAAGTTTATTTTTAATTAATTCAGTATTAATCTTAAATTTATCTTTATCAAAGAACTCAGGAACAACAAAGTCAAAGTCTAATAAATCTTGTTTAATCTCAGAAACATAAACATTAAATAATTTAGATAAAAGATAGATATAAATATCATCTTTCTTATCACCTTTAAGTTTAACATCTTCTAGATTGATAGATTGGCAGAAATTTAAGAAATTAATAAGTATTAAAGTATAAATCTCAACAAACTCTGTATTATTTTCTTCACTTATTCTTTTATAAAGTGGGTTTAATATCTCAAATGAGATATCTTTAGTTTTACTTCTTATTATTAACTTCTCAATATTCTTTTGGAAGTCATCATCCATTAAAAATGAATTATCAATTTTAGGATTTAAAACTTTATAGAAGAAATAGGCAAATGATTTTTCACCAAAGATATAATCTAAGTCTTCTTCACTTGTATGGATAAAGTATTTAATAGCTTCTTTCATACCTTCAGTTAATTTACCTTGATAAATAACAGGAATTACATCAACATCTAATAGTCTAGAATACTCATCTAACTCATCTATTAAAAATTCATATTTACCAGACTTATTGATACTACTAAGAACTAATTGATTCTTAGGAACTCTATTATATTCTATATTAGCTGGTTGATTATCTGGAAAATACTCAAAACAAAACCACCATTTTCTATTCAATAGACTTTTTACTCTTTCATCTAATGAATTTAGATAGTTAAGAGCTGGATTGTAATAGTTTTGCATTGCTAAATCAATTAAATTGATAGGATCACTTGAAATAGACTTAGGTCTTATCTCAAATTCTTTACCGTTCCAATTAACCCAGATTTTACTTCCTTGAATATCTTCATAAACAAAGATTTCATCGTTGAAAAGGTCATTTAAAACCTCGTCGTTATTCATGCCGTTTAATGTAATTAACTTACTCATATTTGATTTCTGTTTTTTATCAAATTGTATATATAAAATTTAGTTATTCTGTATATAATCTAATATTATATTAATATTTTCTAGTGAAAATCCGTGTAAAGGGGAACCACCCATTTTTAAATACTCATTATAAAGATTGTTGTATTCATCTTCTGAATAAACACTACCATCTAATTCTGAATAAATAACATTGGTATCAGAAGCATCGACTGTTTTGTTTTGTAAACGAGTTTCACCATAAGCAGGTCCAACTGGACCAACTAATTCAGTTCCGGATATCTCTTCATTTACAAATTTGTTAAATTTCTTAATCTTCATTTTTAACTGTTATTTTCTCGAAATATTCATCTTGTTCTTGTAGTGAATATTCATCCTTTTTTGTATTGTAGATAATATTATATAAAAACTTATCATGTAGTTTATGAGTTTCATTTCCCTTCATAATAACTAAACTAGTTTCTTCTTCATTATCTTCATCAACAATATCAATTATTTGTAATCCTATCTTGCCGTTTCTATCATGTAAATCACAAATAACTTTTTTATATTTTTCAATAAGTTCTTTTATTTTTTTAACAGTAACATTTTTAGACAAGTACATAAGGTCTCTGCCTTTTTCCTCATCTTTGGTTATATTATACAAATTAAGAAAGTCTTTTTCTCTTTTTGTCAATTTATTCGTTTTCGATATTTTTTCTAGAATTCTATTCATTTCTATCTCTTTTAATGATTCACCTAAAATGTAATATTTAATCAGTCGTTTTATTTGCATTTACTTGTTTAATTTATCTTTTAATATATAGTATATATTCCAAGAAGGATTTACGTTTTTTATATATACTTTGGAAATAAAAGTTTTTTATGGATAAGATACTATTAAAAGCATTAGATAATTTATCAGTCTCTTTAGAGAAAATCTCAGAGGCATTGGGAAAGAAAGGTGATGACAAAGGTCAATCAGCTACAACCACTGCTTTAAAAAGTGGTGATTTCTCTAAGCAATTAACAGAGATTAACACCAGTCTTAAATCAGTAAAAACTGATACCCAAAAGATTTTAAAGAATCAGGAAACTATCATTCAGTTACAAAAACAAAAGGGTGGTGAAAAGAAAACTGAAGCTATAGAAGAATCTGGAGGTGAGAAGAAAAAAGGTCAAATCAAAAAAGGAGTAGCAACTATCTTACTAATAGCAGTAGCGGTATTAGCTATCGGTATGGCATTCAAATTAGTTGGTAAAGTAGATTTTCTATCAGTTATATCACTAGGATTAGCGATAGTACTTATTTCAATTGCATTTGAGAAGATAGCCAAACTTAATTTATCAATAAAACAAGCAGCAATGGCTTCCTTAACTATGATTATGATGTCTGCTGCACTTACTGTATCATCTTGGGTATTAAGTCTTATTAAACCTATTGGATTTACACAATTACTAACAGCGATTTTTATCGCGGCGACTTTTGCGGTAATGTCCAAATCATTAGTAAATATATTTACAGCAACTATATTATTTGATAAACTAAAGGTAAGTAAGTTAGCACTAATAACTACTTTAGTTTCTATATCAGCAGCAATTACGGCATCTTCTTGGGCGTTTCAATTAATTATGCCAATAAGTTTTGCACAAGCAATGACTGCAATTGCTATCGCTGTTGTATTCTCAATTATATCATATAATATGCACAAGATAGGGGTAGCGGTAGTAATGTTTGAAAGACTAAAAGTTAAACCACTCGAACTTATTAAAACCTTACTCGGCATCGCAACCGCTATAACAGTATCATCTTGGGTATTAGGACTAGTTAGACCTATGTCATTTGGTCAGATAGTAACTGCTATATTAATAGCGGCTATGTTCGCGATAGTCGCATTTAATTTAGAAAAAATAGCTATGGGTGTAGTTGCATTCAAAAAGACAAAAGTAAGTCCGGTTAATTTAATTTTAGTATTAGTTGGAATCGCTGCTGCAATTACAGCATCTTCTTGGATATTATCATTGACAAAACCTATTGGACTTTGGCAATTTGTTACCGCATTAGGAGTAACCATTTTATTTGCTATAATGTCATATTTTATGGAAAAACTTGCAATTGGTGTTGTATTAGTTGAAAAACTTTTAGGTAAAGGTAAACTATTCCTAATACCACTTGTACTTGTTGTGATGTCATTGGCTATTATGTTATCATCACACATTTTAAATAAAACTGCTGATATACCTTTTATGTTAATGCTTAAAATATTAGTATTCAGTGTTGTTTTAACATTAGCACTGATAGTTCTTGGAATAGGAGCTTTATTTTTAGTTAAGGTAATAGGTTTCTCTACAGTTATAAAAGGATCAATTTCAATAGTTATTTTAGCAACTTCTATTATGTTGGCTTCTATACTTTTAAGTAAAGGTAAGTATAGTAAGTATCCAGGATGGAGATGGACATTATTAACAGCTATCGCGATAATAGCATTTGGATTAGTAGCAAAAATTCTAACCATGTTAGGTGGAGTAGGAACATACGTCAAAGGTGGTATAGCAATAGTAATAGTGGCTCTGACAATAATGTTGACCTCTCATATATTAGCGGCAGGAAATTATAAAAAATATCCGTCCTTAAAATGGTCACTTGGAGTAGCTGCGGCCTTAGGAGTATTTGGAGTTGCCGCTTTACTCTTAGGAACACAAACAATGAATCCATTCTTTTATGCTGGATTAGGTATAATAATGTTAGTGGCAGTTACTATAATAGCAACATCTCATATATTAGCGGCAGGTAACTATAAAAAATATCCAACACTATCTTGGAATTTAGGAGTAGCAGCAGCCTTAGCAACATTTGGAGTTGCAGCTATATTATTAGGATTTAATGCAATTAATCCATTCTTTTATGCTGGGTTAGGAATAACACTATTGGTTGCAAAAACTATTGTTGGAGTTGCTGGAATTTTAGCAAAAGGTAATTATAATCTACCAGGAATAGTAGGATGGTCGGCTTCTGTTGCTTTATTATACACAGTATTTACACCATTAATCATTTTACTAGGAGCTGTAGGTGCAATGGGAGCTGTAGTAGAATTCTTTGGAGGAACCAATCCTTTCGAAGCGGGTCGTAAAATGTTGAAAGATATCGCTTGGTCGATAGTAGATGTTTCTAAGATATTACAAAAAGGAGATTATAAACAAGGACCAACAGAGGCTTGGGCAAAAGGTGTAGGTATCGCTTTAGGTGCTTTCTCACCGGTCTATCAAATGTTGGTAGATAATGCACCTGGACTTTTTGGCGGAGGAGGTGGTGTAGGACCAGATGATTTTGCAAAAGCGATAAGAACTGTATCTGGTGGTATCATCTCAGCGGCTTGGTATTTTGCTAAAAATAAAGCGGCATTTGTAAACGGACCACCGGTCGCTTGGGCAAAAGGTGTTGGATTAGCAATCGGAGCATTTGCACCAGTTTATAGTATGTTAGTTGATTTCCCTTACAGTGGTGGGAAAAAAATGAAAAAAGCTATAATACTAATAGCAGAAGGTATAGTCGCAGCAGCTGGTGTTTTTGAGAAAGGAAAGGCTAAATTTGAAGAAGGTAAATATCCATCAAAAGATTGGGGTAAAGGTGTTGGAGCATCTCTAAACGCATTCGCACCAGTATTTGAAGCTTTATCAGGTAGAAGTTGGTATGAAAGTGGTGATGATGTTATAGACAATATGAAATATGGTATTGTTACTATCGCAAAAGCATTAGTATTAGCAGCAAAAGAATTTATAAAAGTAAAACCAGAAGCTTGGAAGTCATACCCAACATCAGAATGGGCAAAAGGTGTAGGTAAATCGGTTATCGGATTTATGGACCTATTTGACACAATTGAAGAAAGAGGTTACACAACTACTTCATTTGCTTTGAACTCAATGATATTAAAAGTTGGTGTTCAAGCAATGGCTGATGTAGCAAGAATTCTTTGGACCAATCAAAAGTTCTTTAAAGTTAAGTTAGACCAAAACTTTGTAAAAAATCTATCTAAGAATCTTTTAGGATTTGGAACTCTAGCATTGAAATTAGATAAGATGTTAGTAAGTGAAAAAACTGTAGTAACAACAAATAGTGGAGTATTTGGAATTGGATCTTCTAAGTCTACAAAAACTGTAAGAGAAAGAAGAGATTTAAGTTTAGTAAAAGATCTTACTATACAATTAATAAGTGTCGCTAAAATATTATGGGAAAATAAAAAGTATTTCGAATTCAAAATAGATTCAAACTATATTCAAAACTTATCTAAAAACTTACTAGGATTTGGAAAACTAGCACTAATGTTAGATAAGATGTTAGTAAGTGAAAAAACTGTAACAACTGTAAGTAGTGGATTTTTTGGAATCGGAGCTTCTAAATCTTCAACAACAGTAAGAGAAAGAAAAGATTTGAGTTTAATAAAAGATCTTACTATACAGTTGATAAGTGTTGCTAAAATATTATGGGAAAATAAAAAGTATTTCGCATTCAATATAGATCCAAACTACATGAAAAATGTAGGTAAAAATATACTAGATTTCAACCAAGTTATTAAGAAACTAGCAGAAGCAGAAAAAGGTACAAGTTTCTTTGGAAGAATTGGACAAGGAATAGAAAGCATGTTAGGAACCGACCCTATATCTCAAATAGTTAGAAGAATGGTAACTCTAGCAAAAGGATATGATGCCTTAGCAAACTCTTTAATGAAGTTAGGATTCGCAATGAGAACTCTTAATTTAAAAAGCATGAAAGATTTGGGTACAATGACCAGAGATTTAGCTGATGGTAAAATGACTAAAAAATCTGGTAGTGGATCAAGTGGAACTGAAATGCAAATGCCTAAGCAATCAAAAATGTCGAGTGTTGGAGATAGAGTATCTGATAAGAAATTAAACCCTGATAGATATTTGACACCAGAACAAGCTAAAAGAAATAGTCTACACTACTTATCAAAACAAATGGACCAAATGATTGGTGTTTTATCATCCGGAACAAAAGGTGATAAAGGAAATCCAGTAGTTGATAAATTAGATGAGATATTAAAATTACTAAAACAAGATTCTACCGGAATATTTGGTTTTTGATGAGAATAGAGAGTAAACAAATAAGTAAACTTTTTATATAATATAAATATGAAAACATCATTTTTAAAAAAATTAAAACTTTTTCTTTCTTATAGAAAGATTATCAAATCTAATAAATCAGAGATTTTACAAAAATTTGGATTTAGAATTGATAATGCCAATAGATTATATACTGTTCTAAATGTACCTGAAGAATTAGTTGGAGAAGCTTACTCACTTAAAAAATCAGATATAGATACTATATCACAAAACTTTATTAGAGAGTTTGTAAAAGAAACATCAACATTTCTAAACTCCAAAGGATTAAATGAGTTATTTGATATTTACGAAGTTAAAAAGGTGGATAAATATTCATATTTAATTGTAATTGGATTCTCTTTATTCAAAAGTAATACATTCTATAATAGGTTATATTATATATTTATTCCGACTACAATAATATTAGGTACTATTTTAACATTTTTGTTAGTTTAACACTAAACATTTTCACTTAATTTTCTTATAATAAAAAACAAATAAAAATAATATATGGATAATTTCTACGAATTGTCAGAGGATACAATAGCAACATTCTTTGAGGTATTTAACAAAAAAGCGTTTCCAGTTTCTATCAAATTTCAATTTGAGGGGGATGAAAAACAAAAAGAACTGATTAAAGTATCAGTGATTCCACCAAAATTCTCATTTCTTTTAGAAAAAGAGATATTAGTATCTATCAATGAAGATTTGATGATGGTATTTGATGAAGAATCAACAACTATTTTAATCGAACAAGAAATTGATAAAATTAACATCAATATCGAAACAGGTAAAATCAAATTAGGTAAAACTGACTTAAACACATTCTCATCAATTGTTAATAAATACGGAGTGGAGAAAGTAGCAAGAGCTAATAAAGTTGAAGAACTTTACCAAGAACAAAAGAAAGATGCGAAAACTGACGAAGAATTCATAGCATAATAAAAAATAATAATAAAAAATGGAAAAAATAGAAACAAATGTAATTAAACCAGAAGTTAGCGTTGAAGAAAATGGTAAACAATATCTTTTAGTTGATAAAGAAGTTGAGAATACGTTAGATGATAAGTTAAACTCTATTAAAGAGTATATCTTTACAAATTCTGGAAAAGGTAAAACTAACAAGGAAAAAGATGAACTTTATCAAAAAGCTCAATCTTTATGGAAAGAGTATATCAATGAGTTAAAAGAAGCTAAATACAACTTCCAACTAAATAGACCTCAACATAAATTCTTAACTGATTTAGTTTTAACTAAATTAGAATATGATGTGAATAGTGTATTTTTTGCAATTGAATTGAAAGATTTATTCGACTCTATGAAAGAAGGTAAATATACAAATGATGAAGACTTGACTTCTTTCCCAGTTAACGCAACTGAAATCACATATGTTTATCACTTAATATCTAAACACACAGTTAAAGGATTGGTAAAAGATTCTTATCTTTTTGCAGAAGTTCTAATGAAAATTGGAGCTATCAGTAAAATATTCAATTACTATGATACAACTGGTAAAAATCTATCAGCTGATGTTCAAGATTGGGTTCTAACATTTGAAGATGGTGTTACAATGGAAAATAGACAACCTGAGACAGTACAAGGTGAAGTTATTTAATCATAAAGAAACAAAAAACCTCAGAATTTTCTGAGGTTTTTTTATGCTTAATAAACTGGAGTTATTGCTTGGAAAGGTCCTATTGGATCAATATATGAGTATTCATCAGTTAGGTCTTTAAGACCTTTTATTAGGTAACTTTTTTTATCTGTATATGTCTGACCATAACTATTATCAGAACTAACTTCAATAATTATAAATGGATCCAAATTTGAATCTATTGTAAAGTTATAAGGTAATAAATCATCACCGGATCTAAACTCATTTATTGTTTGAACTGGTTCTAAATCTATCTTTTTCCACTCTGTTACATTTAACCAATTTAGTGTATCATTATTTGGAGTACTAGAAGTTGCTGTACCTAATCCACTATAAACATAATAATCTCTGTTATATTCAGTAACATTAGACACTTGATAAGATATATTAGCTGACCAAGTACTAATATTATCATATTTTCTTGGATTTTTAATTTTATTATTATCAATTACTGACTCATATAAAGTATTATAGTAAAGAACTTTATCACCTGTATTATAAGTTGTAAATGGAACCCACTCTTTATATGTTTTATACGTTCTTATTTTAATATTAAAGTAATCAGGTGGAGTTAAATTAGCATCATTATAAGGTTTTGGATTATCCACATAAGGAATAATTGGTATGCTACTCTCAGGTATTATACTATAGAAGTCTAATACACAGTTATAAACTGTAGATCCACTATTAACTGGGTAAAGATATGCCTCATTCATTTTAAATGTGACTGGTGTCATTTCCTCTCTCATATTAAATATTTTAATATCGTATAAATTATGTTGTATTTGAGTACCACTTTTTAAGAATGTTCTACCAGTTATATCTAATATCTTATGAGTTAAAGGAACAATATTCTTTTTCAACCAGAACTTCAGTCCTTGTAACTTTATAATAATCTCATCTAAAGTATAGTTTAGTATATAATTACCTTCAGTATCTGTTATAAAATAAGTTAGGTTAAATGAATTAGTTTCTTCAAACTTTTCATTAGGTAGTGTGTTTTTAAGAAAGTCATTCTCATTCCAACCTTTAATAGTATTATCAAATATATCAGGAATTTCAACTTTAAATAATTTACCAAAATCTCTAGAGGATCCATCTATATTTCTATAATACTCATTTAGTTGTAAATCATTATATCCAAAATAGTTGATAGCATTTATTATTGACTTATAAGATCCTATGTAAGAAAATATAACATCTTTGTTCATCAACATTTCTTTTCTTTTCTTATTCAAGAAAATCCAATCAACACCACCTTCATTAATATCATACTCTTTGAAAATAAATATCTCATCTGGACTAATTAACTTACCAATATTTCCTAATTCAACTTTAAATCTGATATCTTCTTCTTCTGTTTGACCATATGTGATAAATCTTCCTATCTCTCTATCTTTAACCTTTATAGTAGTCTTTAAATATGTAGTATTACCAGTAGATGGATAATTAGAAATAACAGTTGATTCAGCTTCTAATAAATCATAAGAAACATTAAAGAAATCAACAATTAGAGTTTTGGTATAAACTTCTCTTACTTTAAGAACAATACCATTGTTTTCAGAAATATATTGATTCTTAGAATTACTATCATCTTTAACATAGATTACAATATGTTGGCCAGGTTTAAGTCCTTTATTTGTGAATGTCTCTGATGAATTTGTATTGATTTTTACTATACCTCTTTTATCATTATCATTAATAGTATCAAAAGTTAAAGTTGTATTAACATCAGAAGTAATATTAAATTGAATTTCCTCACTTTTATAAAGTTGAAGAACAGACCTCAAAGCACCTTCATCATTAGATTTAAATCCTAAGAACAATTCTAATGGTTCAGCAGCTGTTGATATATCAGTCTCATCATCAATATAACTTAAAGTAAAGTCAACTCTATCAAATATAGTTTGTTGATATTCAGGATAAGATATTTTTGTTATATCTTTATTAGGTAACTTATTAAGTACAACGTTTGTTAATGGTTTTGGACCAGTATAAGAATAAGCACCGGTTGTCGCTAATTGTTCACCTGAAAAATCATAAATAAAGAAGTCAGGAACTTCATCAGATATCCATTTCCAATAATACTTAACCGGAATTGAATCATTTTGGAAGTTTTCTCTTGGTCTTCTAAAATACTCTCTTGTTTTTAACCAAATATCATCTTTAGGAACATAATTAGGATCTAATGTACCATATAAGTTCTCACTTATAAGTGATGATGTAGATGATATTAAATTTATAGTTCCGTTAAGTGTTACTAAAATTTCAACAACTGAATTTATCGATGGTTGTATGGCCCAAACAGATTTTCTCTCAGGGTTATAAATTATCTTAGTAGCAATAGCTGATATAGAAGAAGTGTGTTTAACAGCACCAGTATTTGAGTCAAAAACTCTAATACCAGTAGAAGCTGAAGTTAAATTTGTTCTGTAGACATCACCATCAAACTGATTAACACTTAGATAACCATATTCACCAGATGTAAAAGTCTGAGATGTAATATTAGCATCTAAATCCAATCTTGTAAAATTACCAGAAGAATCTGAAATATTCATCTCACCTGAGGTGTTGTTATAAATAACATCAGCAAATCCAGCCGTTAATCCAGATATTGATTGTGTAAGATTATTATCGATTTTCCACAAACTAGCAGAACCATAAACATAAATAGCTTCTTCAACTGGCTCGTAAAATATTGAGTGTGTCAATCCAAGTATACCGTATGTAGTTTGAATAGATCTATCAGAATTAACTCTAACAACAAAATCATTATCAGTCGTGATATACATATCTCCTTCAAAATCATTAAATACCATTTTACCAGTTCTACTTATTCCCGAACTAACTAAAGAAGCCAAGTTCAATGAACCACTAGGAACCGATGTTAAGTTATTATAAGAAAATATATCAACTTTAGGTTCTGTCTCATAAGAAATGTAAACATCACCATTAACAGGATTAATAGCCATATCACTAGCTGTACCATACAAACTCATACTACCAACTAAGGTATTTATCATTGAGTCAACAACATAGATATTGTGTTTAGATAAACAATAAACATAGTTATTAACTGTATTGAATTCCATCTCAATACTTTGTGTGTTACCTGGTAAATTAACCGTAGTAATATAATCACCAAAATAAGAGTCAATTGCCACTAATCCATCACCATAAGCTAATATAGAACTAGATAATTGAATATATTTAATATCTACTAAATTACCAGAACCCGGATAAGAACTAAAGTCAAATCCATTTAAAGTATAACTATTTGGATTATATGTAACACTAAACATGACCGGATTAAATCCACCATAAGGTAAAGTGTCAAATTCACCACCAAATCCAGTTGGACCAATTGGACCCGAACAAGCTGTTTGTCCAAATCCGGTATTAAATGCCAATGTAATAAAAGCAGATGAATTACAAATACTATCTGTCAATCCCCAGAAAGGACCTTGATAACTTAAATCCATAACTAATGGATCTAAAAATTGAACAACATACTCTTGGTTAACATAAGGATGAAATGTATTATTTATAGCAAGTGCCATTCCCGTAGCAAATCCCTCCTGTTCAAAAGAAACACCAGATGTAGATGGAAGTAAAATTTGGTTTGACGCAATTAAAGATCCATGATTACCTAAAATCTTATCAGTTATTGTGTAGTCATATATACCAGGTAAATTAATTTTACCAGAGTTAATAGTATATTCTAATCTTCTTTCTAAACTTGTAACATCAAACTTTAACAAATTATTTATATTAATCACAATTATATCAAAAGGTAGTAATGTCTCAGCATGTGAGTCTACCCAACTTTGTAAAGTACTTGGTATATTTGGAATAGCAGAAGCTCCATAAACAGTGGATACTCCATAATCATTGTTATTTATATTAATATTAAAATAAGGACCTAAATCATTAAGTAAAACTCGTGAATGTTCAATATAAAAGTTAGCGGTTGAACCAACCAAAACACTATTAAGTATCATAGGAACATTAGGATATTCAGAAATAAGTACAATAGAGTTGTAGAATATAGAATTGTAATTACCAATATATTTTATCTCAGCATTTATACCTAATGTATAAAGTTGAACATAATATCTTGTTAACCAGTTTCTAAGAGTTCTATCGATAGTTCTCTCCATATCAATTTCAGAACCAGTATAAACAAAAGCAACTTCTTCATCATATACCATTCCATTTATAGTAACTTTAAATCCATATTCATCTAAATCAGTAAAAACAATATTATATTTTATATTCTCGGAATAATCATAATTAAACTCATAGTTTAATGTTTCCACAACTTCAACTAATCTTTCACGAGTTTCTAACATATTACCAATTGAATATGTTGAACCTAATTGAGTATGATAAAAATTAACAGTTGAATATTTACTAGGGTAAACTAAATCAGCTCTTAACTTATTATCTTTGTAATATAAGTCAATATTAAAAATTTTTAAATCCTCTTGGTATTTTTGAGCTACTGAAGCAAGTGTTATAGCATTTGAACCAGTCCAGCCAAAATCAAAGTAATATCTATCTGTTGTTAAATATAATTGACCAAATAGTAAAGTATCAGGAGTAATAGCCTCATTAACTTTTATATGGTCAGGAGCTCCCCAATATTCTGTATTATCTGGTGTTATATAAGAAACACTAATTGCACCACCGTAACTTTGAGTATATCCTTTAACACATTGATATACTCTATTTTTGTATAAAACTTGAGATTGTGTAGCGTGATAAGTAGTCGTTGTAATATAGTTAAAGTCAGGTACACTAGCAACTGTAAAGAAATTAGTATTATTCACAGATCCTATTACTTTAAACTCAGTACCAGATTTTAATATTTGAGGATAGTTTGTTGGATCAACATATATTCTATTATTAGATGTTAAATCAATTTCACCTTCATATACCTTTGGAACATCAGTTCTCGTTATAACCTCCATTACAAGATTTGTATTAGTAGGAAGTGATGTTTTATTAACATAATACTCAAAGTGAGCGGTGTCGGTAACATCTATATTTTTAACGGTTAAAATACCATCATTTTTTTCAGTATTTACTATATTTAATTTCTTACCAACATAGTACTTATCATAAAAATTAGGTTCAGACCAAAGAGATAAATTATTATTATAACTTGAATCAATATAGTTATAAACACCAACCGCATTAATACCAGAGATTGTTATGTCCTCAAAGTTATCACCATATTCATCTAAATATATTTGATAATATGATGTTTCAAATGTTGCATTATCCATTTGAGATAATATCATTATAGCTCCCTTTTTAGAACTAACAACAACATATGTTTGATTTAGATTTATGAACTCTAAAATTGAACTATTGAATTTAATTAGTGTACCAAGTGGAAACTTAACATCAAAATCATCACCATAAATCCACTTTGTATAAAAATCAGGATCATTATTAACAGGTTCTACTTTTATTACACTCTGAGTAGCATACTTAGCTGAATAAAAGTGAAGTCCATAATCGTTGAATAATTGAAATTTATCAGTTGTTAACTGACCTGGTAACTCATACTCAAATGAATCTATTTTTTCTAGTGTGTAAATTCCATACGTTTTATATGTATCATTAGAATTTTCATGAAAAAGTATATTTCCCTCAAATCTTTGATCAAATTCATTATAACTGAAATTTAGATAGTCTCCTTCTTTGTTAAAGAAATAAAGATTCTTTTCTGACATTTAATTTTAATTGGTTTTCATTATATATTAATTTTACATTTCTTAATACTCAAAATTAATATATAATCATTATGTCAAGGATAAATAATTACGAAGAATTCATAAATGAGGGGTTCTTTAGAAAGGTATTTGGTAAGAAAAAGAAAAGTATGAATACAGTTAAGTCAAGAATAGACTTATGTGTTGATGAAATAGTAAAGTTTCTTAGTGAGAATGGTATTGAAACTTGGGATAGATTTAGCAATAGTACTAAATTTGAAAGGGACACGGTTAATAAGTTAATCGATAACTCTTCTATGAATATGAAAGAGTTAGAAGAGATAAGATTTAGAATAAGATTAGAACTTTCTAATAGAAGACAACTCTTAGACTATATTAAAGAGTTAGAACAAAATGAGGAGTATGAAAAATGCGCCAGAATAGTAAAAAAGATAAGTGAATAATATGAAAATCAAAAGATTTGAATCAAAAGAAGAAAAAGTAAAAGACCAAGAGGTTTTATTTACTGCTAAATCCTTAGAAAAAGATAAGGAAGAAAAACCATCATTCAAAACTGAAGTTGAGGATAATGAAAAAGTTCAGAAAGAATTCAAGAAGTCTATGGACAAAATTGAAAAATTCGAATCATTCATTACAATAAGCATATCAAATGACGATGACGATTTAGGTATCTCAGACGACTTTGGACAACCAACTGATGAATATGAAGTTGATAAACAATCAAGCAAAGAACTTAGAGGAACGGACTTCTTAGAAGATGAAGAAAGTGAAACATCGGGATGTTGTGATGATTGTAGCGGAGAAGAAGGATGTGGATGTTGTGATGATTGTAATTGTGGATCAGAAGAGGTAAATCCAGAATCAGATGTTAAAGTTATGAGCATACAAGACTTTATAGGATCATTAAATAAATAATTAACAATATGGAAGTTGTAAAATTCACTGAATCTATTAACATATCAGAATCTCTTAAATATCATTTAGAGAATAACAAACCTATTACTGAAAATATATTCAGGCCTGGATCAGAAGCTTTCTTTAACGTAATCAAAGAAGCGAGAGAACTATTTGACTTAGGTAGAGTTAATTTATGCGATGTTGATAAAGAATTATATGAATCAACTGATATTGGTAAGTTTGGAATGTACAATGGTGAATTAGTTCCTTTGGATTTACCTATGGAAAATATTGAAGCTATACAAGAAGCTAAATACCATGATAAGGAAGTTAAATTAAATCACCCTATGAGAGGTGGAACTAAGAAATACCACGTTTATGTGAAGAATCCAAAAACAGGTAAAGTTAAAAAGATAGCTTTTGGTGATGTTCATGGTGGATTAACAGCTAAAGTTAGTAATCCTAAAGCAAGAAAAGCTTTTGCTTCTAGACACAATTGTGATATGAAGAAAGATAAAACTAAAGCTGGATACTGGGCTTGTAGAATAAACAAATATGGACACCTTTGGGGCGGTAAAACTTATCCTGGATTCTGGTAAAAAATATTATATAGTAAATGAAACATTTAAAATCATATAAATTATTTGAAAGTACTTCAAAAATTCCAAGTGTAAATGAAATAAATCAAATAATATCTGATCCTAATAAAAAAGAATTAGGACGTGGAGGAAATGCTATGGTATTTGAGATACCAAATTATCCTAATTTAGTTTTAAGGTTAAAAAAGTCTGTTGTAAATAGACCTGAAGAGTTTAAAGTCACTGAGATTATACCAGTGGACTTTCCAGTTGATTTTAATTGTGGACAAGCAGTTGCGAGATCACAACACGAAAGTAAATGGGGTATTATTGGAGACGAACCTATTAAAATTCTTCGTAAGCAAGTTGGAATTCCAGCTGGTGGTAGAGGATTACCAAAAGAACCCTATCTTTCTATAATAAAGGAAATTGCAAATCTTCCACAATCTGCCTTTGATAAATTAGTTGAAGAAACGGACCAATTAGTTAAAAATGGCATTGTTATTGACCCATCAAAGCCAAATAACTTCTTAATTGATACTAAGAATAAAAAGATTAACATTGTAGATGTTAATTATTCACCAAGAGCGAATGAAACGACAATAGAATCCTTCATATCTCCACTGATTGATTCAGCATCAGCAGGTAAGTTATCAGAACAAGATAGAGAAATATTTAAACCTCTTTGGAGTGAGATAATTGAAAAAATTGAAAATTCAGTAGAAAATTATCCAAACTTTAAGAGTCAAAAGGGAGTAGATAAATATGTAAATTGGTTAATAAAGTAAATAATAGTAAAATGTCTTTACCATTTCAAGAAAATAAAATAAGTGATAATACTTTTATCAGAATATTCAGTCAAAATACTGATTCTGGTGAGTTTATGTGGCACCGTGATAGAGAAGATAGAATAATCGAATCCATTGAAACCACAGACTGGAAAATACAATTGGATAATGAATTACCAAAGAATATTGAAGGTGAAATATTTATACCAATGGGTGTTTATCACAGATTGATAAAAGGTACAAATGAATTAAAGATTAAGTTAGTAAAATTATAAAGTATAATTTGATTTATGGTCAAATCTTGACTCTATAAACTTCTTAAAGATTATACATTTCTCAAATTCATCTTCTTCTTCTAATAATCTCAATATTTTATTAAGATATCTTTCAGAATAGATAGCAAGTCTTTCACTATAAAACTTACCAGACATAACTCGATTATAAACATTTATCGTGTCAATAGAAACTTCAGTTCTCATTTTAATTTTTATTTGTAGTATAATTTTCTTTGTAAATTCTAATCACATCATCAAATTCGGTAAGTATACCAGATTTGAATTTTTCATTATCATATTTCTGTTTTAGAATGTATTCTTTAACATAATCCTCATAGTCTAATTGAATAGATATATCAATAGAATCTTCATCAACTTCAACAGACTCATTTACTTCTTCACCATCAACTAACTCTTTTGTTATATCGTCAATATACTCAACAGAAGCAAAGTTACTTTTCTCTAAAATAACTTCTAACTTTCTTCTTAACTTTCTATTAGAAACAAGTAAGTTATTAGATATAGCAATATCAATATAATCTTTAGTATCTTTTAATGATTCTAACTCTTCAACATCATCTTCATTAACAACTCTTACTTTCTTAAATACAGGTGAATATGTATTTTGTACAAACTCAATAGAATCATCTTCTAAATTTAAGACAGTTATTCCTTTTTGGTCACCATAATCATTTCTATCCATTTGATACAATGAACCAATAAACATAAAGTTACTGTTTACTTGTCTAATGTGAATATGTCCTGAGAATACATTTTTATAAGCTGAGAAGTTCTCAACATCAATTTTATCTGGATTTCTATGAGCAACTGAGTTTAAGTGCATTCTACAACCATTAAGGTCAGAGTGACACATAAGATAGTCTCCTTTATTAGAAGATAACTCATTAATCATATCTACTCTTTTCTCAACCCAAGGCATCAGAACTAACTTCTGACCACCAACTTCTAAAGTTGTTGTTTTTTCATAAACAGTAATGTTCTTATTAATATATCCATAAAGACGAACTGAGTTAACTTCATTAGAACCTTTATTCCAAAGGTCGTGATTACCAACCATAATGTGCATTGGTAGAATATCAGAGACTTCTTTGAGTATTTTTTCTACTTTGTTAAGTACGATAATAGGTAAACTATTTCTATTATCAAACAAGTCACCTAAGTGAATAAGTATATCACCTGGTTTAGCATTTTCTTTTAAGTAAGGTATAACAAAGTTATAAAAAGTAGATTCCATCATATTGAGCCACTTATCTAAATTATTAAGATAAATACCAAAATGTGTATCTGTAATCATAAAAACTCTCATTTGCACAGTTTATTTTTAATTATAGTTGATGATTTTATTATAGTTTAGAAAAAAATCACTTTTTATAACTAATATATACACTAAGAACTAATAAATTATATAGAGACAAAAAATAATATAATATATAAGTTATAATTTGTCAAACAAATTAAATAAAAAAAAATATAAATAAGATGGCATTACCACATTTTACACAAGTAATAAACTCGGGTTCACCAGGTGGTCCAGGAACACTCCCAGATGAGGTGGTGTACTTAAACCTATTTGAGATAACCTTTATATTACCAGTAATACTAACAGCCCAAGGAAGAGATCCGATTTTATTGTTACAAAATGCAACTAAAATTGATATGCCTTTAACAGAGTTTGATGTTACTGCAAAAACACAAAGATTTAAATATTCAACTAGAATGTTTATGACATCACCTAATAAAACAGATGGTACTCTATCTATTCCAATTCAGGTGAATGTTAATCAACAAGGTTCTATGGAAACTTGGAACACAATGAAAGCATGGTATGATTTAGTATTTAACTCTCAAAATGGTTCACTTCACTATAAAAGTGATATTATTGGTACTATCATCGTTAACCAACACGATAAAAAAGGTGTTGTATTAAGACGTGTTACTTTCCAAAACTGTCAAATTACAAAATTAGCTGGTTATTCACTTGACTGGTCATCAAACAACATCATTGAATCAGTTCCGGTTGATTTCGTTTATGATTACTTCATTGATGAATATATCGACCAAAACTTTGGTATTAACCCACCATTAGTTAGTGGATATTAATCTATAAATATTAAATAAAAACCCATCATTTTGATGGGTTTTTTTATTTTAAATTATTAAGACATAAAAAAACCAGTAAAGTTATTTACTGGTTTTAATTTTTTACATACTTGGCATACTAAAGTTATTCCCCATGTTACCCATATTTGATGCATTTTTCATCATCGAACTGGTATCTGGCATTCCTTTTTGTTGTACCTCTTCTTCTTTCTTTCTATTTGATTCCTCTTCTTCCATAATTTCGTTAACTATCTTAACATTTTCTTCTAACATCCAGAACGGCCAATTATCCATAGCCCACTCTTGTGTGTGGAAATGTTTTTGTAATAGTAACTTATTCTTTAATATATGCTTCAAAGGCATCATGAATAACGAAAATACCTGACGCTCCGTTGGGAAATTGCATGTCTGTGTGGACCTCCTCACCACACTCACAATTCTTTTTTAATTCTTTAATACCAAAAGTCATCTTACTAACAGCGGCGTTTAAGAACTGGAAAGAGATATCATCCATATCTTCAAATTCTATTAACTTAGATTTGATACCATCATAAGTAATAGCCGATCTACCAGCCAACATAAATGGAATAATTTTCAAGAATGATAAGTTAGGAGTTCTTTTTTCATTATTTTCTTTAACAATATAATCTGTGAAAGCTTTTTGTAATCCAATATTTGGTGGAGTTAGTTCAAAAGTTTTACCATTAACTGTCTTAAAGTTATATGTTCTTGTAGAATGATTAAAGAATTTATCTAATTTTTCATCAATTTCGTGAAAAGAAAATGTTTCTCTTTTTAACTCTACAGAAATCTCTGTTGAACAGCTAGGACATTTAGTTGTAACTGCTAATGAAGTTCCTTGTTGAAATGTTAACTCTCTAATTAAGAAAACTAAAAATAATCTATCTTGGTCTTTAATCTCTAAAAAAGATCCTAATTTACCATCAGGATATTTAATTCTAACACAAGACTTCAAAATGTCATTCATTTTTTCAATAATATCATAGAAGTTTTCATCATCAACCATTGAGTAAGCTTGAATTTCTTTAACTTGAGCTGGTCTAATCATGAATAATGTACCAGTTGGGTAAAATTGACCACAAGGTAATTCTCTAATATCAAAATTAAAGAAATTTAAATCATTTGTTCGTGTGTTATCAACAACAGGTTCCACAAAAGGGATATCTGAGTTGAGAGCTTGTTGTTTACCAGTTTCTAAATCAGAAAGGTGTCTTTTTAAGTAGTCTTCTTCTGACATTTCCTGTTTATCGTTGTTATCTGACATATTTGTTTATATTATTTTTTTTATATATTAGTTATATTATTTCCTCTATTATATTAAGTAATAACAAATAAGTTTATTTAAAATAAAAAAATCCCTCATTTCTGAGGGATTTTCATTGATTTTTATTTAATTCTTATGAGTTGATGAATCCACCTGCACTGATTGCTCCAGTTCTCAAGATTGTAATGTTATTCACAATAACACCCATACCCTTGATTGGTTCAACATATGTATCAAGAACACCGATTTGGTTGTCAATGATTTCAGCTGTGTTGTTTTCATCATCCATTTTATTAAAGTAGTTGTATAAACCATTCTTACTTACATAAGTTTCACAGATAACGTCTGCTCTAAGTTTAATTTCTGCTCTAATATCAGGAGTGTTAAATTTCCATTGGAAGTCTAACAACATTCTTGATAATTCTCTTTCAAGTTCAATCAATACCTCTCTAACGTGAATGTAAGAAAGTGCTGATTTATAA